CTCTAGATTGTACTGTTTTAGGGTAATGCAATAGTTATTTATACCTACGGTATATCCTAGTAAATTTTCGTGATAAGGATTAGGCTCTCTTTGAATAATTGCTTCGATGCCGCTATTAGGTTTTACTTTATAGTTAGGGGGTAATTCAGGAGGCTCTACCCAAATAGCATCAATTTCTTTTAAATTTTGCCCTGTAGGGCTTGTTATTTCGTATTTACCTAAGTCAGTACCGATAAGTATCTTTAAATTGTTTCTAATACCTAATAAAATATCTCTTAATTCTGATTCACTCATTTAATTTTTCCTTTAAGATTTCACTATAAGCCTCAATTGGATTATAGTCTTCTATAGCCGTGTCGATAAATGGGCGGGCGGGAACATCTGTCACCGTCCCATCGTTACGCTCTATTTGATACCCTTCATGGACAAGAGCGGCATGATCAGCAGTGTAACCGATTACTTTATAAGTATCCGATACATCTTCAATAAATTGGCTATTTTTTAGCTCACCTGTATCTACAATGTCCCGAGGTGAGCCGACTACACTGCCATTTTTTCGTACGGTTTCCCGTGGCCAGTTCCATTTAGTATCTTCTATCTGAAAGTTAATCTCTTGGGCAAATTCGGACACCATTTCCCCAAAAGCTTCAGTAGCTAAGTCTTTTCCTAGATTCCAGTTAATCATTAAAAAATAGCTGCAAGTTATCCTTGCATCTATTATATAGCGGTATGCAGTCGAATGAGGTATAGTGCAACAGGCTATGAGTCAGTCTAGGCAAGACTTTGTATGTATCTCACTCAAGCGAATACCGCTATAGCATAATTACTCCCGTTGATTCACTACTTTAGTTTAATAACTTGACCAGTCTCAACACATATAGCTTCAAAATGCAATAACTTGTCTCGTCGATTGTAATACTCAAAAATTTTGGTAACATCATCTTCTGTATTTATATTGCAAGAATACTCTTGAAGTATTCCTTTTTTGTTGTATATAATAGCCGCAGCGGTAAAAGTCTGGTGTTTAGGATTGCCATTTTTATCTTTTTCTGCAAAGTTTAAGTGAAACATAATTACCTTTGTTGATTTGTGGTTAACAACTGATAATTGATAACTGATAACTGACTAATTGTCGCAGACTACCCGAAAACCGAAAGAGTGGCTGCGGATCTCGCGGCGGTCGTAGTAGTAGCGAATCGCGGAACGGCAGTCATCAGGATTGCATCCCCAGGAACCGCCCCGCAAATTATCATTCCCATTTTCTATCCAGGCACTGCCATCCGTCGGCGCACCATCATAATTATCGTGCCAAGTATTGGCACACCATTCCCAGACATTACCACTCATGTCATAAAGCCCCCAAGCATTGGGCTTTTTCTGTCCCACAGGATGAGTTTCATCCTGAGAATTTCCATAATACCAAGCGTAATCTTTTAAGTAATCATCAAAATAATCTCCGAAATAATAGTCAGTAGTTGTCCCCGCACGACAAGCATATTCCCATTCCGCTTCTGTAGGAAGACGATAATTTTTCCCGGTTAGCTGACTCAATTTCTGACAAAAGGCTATAGCGTCGTCATAACTGACTTGTTCCACTGGATTTTGAAGATTATTTTTAAAGTAAGAAGGATTGATTCCCATCACCGCTTCATATTGTGCTTGAGTCACTGGATATTTGCCAATTGCAAAACTGTTGACTTTAACTTGGTGTTGAGGCTTTTGATGATTTTGAACATCGGGATCACTATCAGGAGAGCCTATGAGAAATTCACTTGCTGGTAAGTTCACCATTTCTAATACGACTTGATTGGGTAGGTTTTCGGTCATCGTGAACTCCTTTAGTGTTTTGGTATATACCTAATATAACAGGTATATGTTTGTGTGTCAAGTAGTTTGTCAAACTTTTTTATTATCTTTTTGTAGTTCGTAGATTTACCTATGGTTACACTGATCGCAGAACTGCCAAAAATCTCGGAAAATCAAGCCAATAAAGTAATCACACACTTTTTGACGGATGACAACTGATAACTGATAACTGATTACAGCGTCGGATATTTATCTAGCACTGTTTGTGCTTTCTGGTTTAAAGATTGAGCAAATAACTCAATCTCTTTGTAGAAAATTTGGGCCTTTTTAATTTCAGGAATTTGTGTTGTTTCGATTGGTTGTTTATCGTTAGACATGACTTAGTACCTCGTGTGTTTTGGTTACTTTTTATTATGGATCATTCTCCCAGAAATGTCAACTATCTGGGAGAATCTTTTTTGAACAAGTGTACTACTGATAACTGATAACTAGAAGCTAACTAATCTCTAAGTCGTTAGCGTCAGCAAAGTCATAGATGTCCATGTACCAGTCTGACCATTCATCAGGGTCAGACAAATTGACTTTATCGACTGCCCACCGTCTCGAAAAATATAGTCCTGCTTTCCACTTGTCAGGATATGGATGCTTTGCTTTTTCGGTATCGTTGGGAGTAAGAATAAACTGGAGAATGTCTTTTCCCCATTTACCTTTTTTGATATTGTAAAAGCAAGACAATGCGTTAATTAAGTCGTCGCACTCTTGTTGGTAGTCAGCAAAGTTTTCTGGCAGTTTAAACTTAGGCTTTTTAGCCATCGGTTTTTTATCTAGCTTAGGTTCTGGTTTGGTTTCTGGTTGATTGGTTTTTAGTTGCTTATTTTCCTGTTCCAGTTGATAAATACGCGTATGTAATTGAGTAACAGATTCGTTTAGAACTGTTATTTGATCTGTTTCTTTTTGCAGTAGAGAAACTGTGCATTCAAGATCGTGTATTCGCTGCTTTAAGGCTTCCTTTTCAATCCATGCTTTATTGAACTCTTGGTATTCTAAGTCAGGTTCACTTAACAAACAATCAACTTCGTCAGGTTCACTTAACAACAAATCAACGAGCGCAACCTGTCTTTTTTCAGAGAAAGATAACTCATTATCGGTCTTTAGTTGGTTGTCACTTCTTTGATCCTCTTGTGGGGTGTACTTGCAATGATCTAAATAGTCCCATAGTCCATAGGGAAAAAGAAACTCTCGATCTTCTTGACTAAAATTTTCTAGTGCGTCAAAAAGCTTTTGAGTGTCATAGTCCGCAACAGATAAACCCTGTCTTTTGACTGTAACATAATCACCGTTATCGGTGACGCTTAGTATTCTGTGGTTTCCCTCAAAGTATCTTTGGTTAATTTGATTAAGATTGTCTCCAATACGCTTAATAACTGTATCTCTTTCGTAGAATTCGATAGAAGTCATAGCTTGTTACCTCGTGTGTTTGTTTGCCTAGTCTTATCTTACAAAATTCTCCCAATAAAGTCAAGTATGTGGGAGAATTATTTCTGAACGTTTGTACTACTTGTTAATCCCAAATAGTTGATGATGATAACTGATAACTGATAACTGATAACTGATAATTGGTGATTAATACTCACTAGGGAGAATTAAAACACCTTGCCCGGTTCTCATATCACACAAATAAAGAGTGATTCCTGGAATGGGAAAATCGGTCAAAGGTATCTTTTGAGTGATTACGGGTTCATCTGTATCTCGCTCGCAGATAAGAGATGCTGACTGATCAGGATTAACTTTTAACTTCCAAAATTGAATCTGACTTAAATCTTGATTGCTTTTAATAATGGGTTCACTTTGCCACGAAGCAATCGCATCAAGTAACCAATAGGCTCCGTTTTTCGCTAAATACTTGACTCCGTCAGTATATAAAAAAGGGTAGTTTTTATTACTGTAGTAATTTTCTGTGCTACTGAATTGATCAAGATTTTCTAGGTTCATTTTGTTACTCCTAATTGCTTACTGTTTACCGATAACTGATAACTGATAACTGATAACTGATGTGTGTTTTGTTTACTTTTCTATTATGGATCGTTCTCCCAATAAAGTCAAGTATGTGGGAGAATTATTTCTGAACGTTTGTACTACTTGTTAATCCCAAATAGTTGATGATGATAATTGACAACTGATAACTGATAATTAATTAAGAAGTTTTAAAGCTTTTTCTGTAGCAAGGTCTGACCCAAATTCTTTTATCGAGGCTTCAAGTGTTTCTCGAAAAGAATCTAAATCTCTTTCCCAGATTTTTCCTATTTCCTGAACTTCTAAAACTTGATCCAATCCGCAAGCTTCAATAGCGTCCCGATTTAAGAAAAAAGCGTCGTTAGTGTGTTCGTAAGAAACAGCGCAAACACCGTTCGGGTATTCGTAAGCTAAAAAGGTGTAGGTTTTTTTTGTTTCTTCTGAATTGATCTCACAGGCAAACTCTTCTGCAATTACTTTTAAAGTTTTTACGATCATTTTTGACTCCTTTGTTTTTGTTTACTTTTCTATTATGGATCGTTCCCCCAATAAAGTCAAGTGATTGGGAGAATTATTTCTGAGCATTTGTACTACGTCTTTGTTTGTAGCGTTGGTGTTGATCCTGTTTCCGCTTAGGATCAAGTTCTCGATGTTCTAAACAATACCCAGATTTGTTTCGGGTATTAAGTGCCGTAAATTTACCTAAAACTAAGCAGGCAGCACAATATTTAGTTTCAGGGATAATTATCTCTACAGAGAAATTAATCCCTTTTATTTCAGGCTGTTTATCACAGATTAAAGCTACTCTTGTTAGGGCTATGCCCGACAAAGAGTAATCTTGTAACTCAACAAGAGTATACTTTTGGAGAGAAGATTTTAAAACCTCAAAATCTTCCAATTCAAGAGACAAGATTAAGATCATAGTGGTTTTTGTTAGTGTTAATATGAAACGGGGAATTATCCCCGTTTTGACTTAGTTGCTTATTACCAAATGCTATAAAAGTGATAACCGCCTTTTATAGCCTCTACGCCGCTGAAATGGGCGTTATTGTGTTTGTAAGCGGCGTATATCTCTTTTTCCGTCGGCAACTCTAGGGACAAATCAACTAAAGCCGTCACGCTGTAGAGTGTGTCATGACATCCGCGAGCTAAACCCCCCGCAGGAACCTTAACTAGCTCTGAGACATAGATAGTGGTGTAATTTAGAACGTCAGTAATATTATGACCGTGTTTTGCCTGAATAGCCTTTGCTATAAAACTAGCAATTGTGTGACTTCCCCAGTACCATCCGTGAGGCCCGGTGTAACCATCTTCGTAAATACGAAGTTTGTTGGCTTTAAACTTTTTAAATCCAGTTTGTTCTGTATTCATGATTTATTTTCCTAAGTGAGGTACTTAAATTAAGCAGTTTACTGACTTGCTTAGGTCACTAAATTTTAAAACCATCTAAGGAAAGATAAATTTTACTGGCTTAGATGCAATTTTATCCTTAAATGCTTCTAGGGTAATAATTGCATTGTATTCTTTACGGGAAAGCTTATCCTGTAAATACTTATGGTATTGAGATTTTAAGTCAACTATTTTGACTGCCCCCAATCACATTTCGAGAAAAATTCTAATTCTTTTTCTAATTCTTTACTAGGATAAGACTTAAACTCTTCACAGAATGCAAGAAAATGATTATAAAGTAAATTCTCGGAAACGAAAGGATTATCATCGGTTTGGGAAACATATAACCGCATAGTGTAATCTCGATTTTCCTTGCCATTACCAAAATAAATTGTAAAATCTACTTTGTCATATAGCCCGTTACTTAGCAAGTTTTTAGGGTCATTTTTGTACCAAGATTGTATATGTTTAATGAATTGATCAGCGGAATTAAAAACAGAACTATTAAAAACAATTGATTCTATTTTGTATTCGCTTGGTTCATCGACTTGTTCTATTTTTTCTTCATAGTATCCGTCAGGAAGTACACTAAAAAACTCGTTGTTAGCTACTTTATAGAGGTCAGCGTAAATATAGGGATCGTATTTTTCGTTCTCGATATTTAGCATTACTTTAATTTCATCAAACATTGCGTCTAAGTCGTTATTACTTACGCTAACAATAGTATCTCCTGTATATCCACCATCAAGAGAATCTGAAACGTAGCTATGGTATTTATTAGTAACCAATTTAATTTCTGACATTGTATAAGGAGAACCTATTAAACCTTTGACATCTACAGAAATCTTATCAATAACACCTTTATTAGTTTTTACAGAAAACTTTAACTCTGGGAATGCTTGGGTTAGTTCTTTCTTTAGTTGCTGTGCTTTGGTAGCCATGTTGAACTCCTTTGTGTGTTTTGTTTACATTTCTATATTAGATCGTTTTCCCAATAAAGTCAAGTATGTGGGAGAATCTTTTTTGAACGGATGTACTAATAAAAAACACTTAGCTTAGTTAAGCGTTTCTTATTGCTGACTAAGAGATAAGTGTACTCATGAAGCTTTAGCCTTAATCTTGTCATCAAAAGCATCTATGATGTTTTGCCCTATTTTTGCTTTTTCAATTGCGCTAGACTTATTCCATTCTAAGTAAGAACCTGGAATGTCAATGTTAGCGGCGACCAACTTTTTGACAGCTAACCTAGCCGCTTCTTTTTCGCTTAGATTTTCATACTTAACTGGGTTTCTAGTTTTAAATCCTACACTAGACATTATTTCTAATCCTGTTGGGATGTGATGAATGCTGTAAGCGTCATTTTCTCCCGCAGAAATCAGATAATCGCCCAAAGCTTCTCCTTTTACTTTTCTAGTTTCACCTTCTCTGTTTAGAATAGATACGGTCTGTTTGGTAAATTTTGTGTTATCGATTACTTCTTGAAACTTATTTACGCATGGCATCTCACCAAAAAGATTTAATTCTAATTGTTTAGTTCTGGGTTCAATTGCTTGAGTTTCGGTTATATTGACTTGAGTATCCTTAGATTTATTAATTGTCTTTTCTGGTTTTCGATAAAACTCGTCTTTAAATGCTTGTTTCTTCTCGATCCATAGACAGTATTTTTCTGTTAATCCCCTTTTATCCATTTCTTGCTGGTATTGATCAACCCAATAAACTACCTGTAGAAGGAGATGGCGATCTCCCCATTGAATATCTTTTTGTGCCTTAAAGTCTTTTTGCATTGATTGGGCAGCCAAAGAATACTTCCATCCGTCAATAATTTTTTTGTCTGTCAGTTTAGGAGATAGCACGTTGCAGCAGTGTTTTTTAAGGGTAGAAACACTAACAGGGATTTTAACAGTTATATTTTTTACTTTTATTTCTTTTTTGGGCTTTAACTGCTCAATAGCTGATTCTACTTTTAGAATTTCTATAACAATCTTAGCCTTGGCACGATTGCCTTTTGTAATTTTAAGTTGAGATTTCAATCGAGCTAATTTAGTTTGTAAAGTGTTCATTGTTTTAATCCTTGTGTGTTTTGGTTACTTTTTATTGTGGATCATTCTCCCAGAAATGTCAACTATCTGGGAGAATTATTTCTGAGCAGATGTACTAAGTATATTTACCTGTTACCATTGTAGATAGATTGTAGATAGGGTGATCGACAACCGAAACCGTTACCCTGTAAAGGTTCTAGACTTTGTAGATAATGTCGATGTCTTATAAAGGAAAAAGATAAAAGAATAAACCAGACTGGACAATAAAAAACTGTAGAGTAAAAAAGCAAACAAGGTCAACAGCAAGGCTGTTGGATTGTGATTCGATTGTAGATAAGGTTATCTACAATCGAAAGCCTTACAGGGTATAGGTTTCAAAGTTTGTTTATCTTGTTGGCACTCTATACAGAGAGAGAAAAAATAGGGAGAGATAAACGAACTGGACAATAAGAAAAGGATAAAAAATCTTGATACAGGGAAATAGAGTAACAATATAAACAAAGTCTAGAACCTATATATATCAATGCTTTTTATTGTTGATCACCTTATCTACAATCTATTTACAAACCAACAAACTATAAACCCCCTATGAGTCCATAGGGGGTTTATCTTGAATGTCGGGGTAAAGACCGTCGCTAAAAGCGAGGGGAGTGTCAAATGGGTTTAGGTATTTTTACCGTTTTTTATCGTTTCTCATAAGCATTCGACCGCCTCGCCATCCCCGTGCTTTTTCTCGTTCAGTTTCGAGTAAGTTAAATTTAGCTATATCGCGCTCTTTTTCAGCGTGTAATTCTTCGATCACTAGCCGCTTATAGTCAAGCATCGAGTTTTTACTGCTAAAGTCAGCGATCATAGTCTTTTGAGTTTTGATCAACTCCTCTAGTATTTGCTTCTCTTCGCTTAGTTTGACGATTTGGCTCTCAAGTTGCCTTACCTCTGTAATTGCCTCGCTCTTGACGCGAAAACCAGCTAATGTGTGAAGGAATAATCGGACTCCTAGCTTAAGCACTTGAGAGGCTAACTCAGGATTATCCTTTGGCAACCACTTACAGATTAGGTCTTCTGGGATTAGATAAACCCCTTGCAACCCGCCCTCTGTTTGAATTTGAGCCTGTTTTAGCAATCCTAATCCTAACCCCATTGTGTTACCCCCTTGTAACCCGCTCCCTGTTTGAATTTGAGGGTGATTTGGAGATTCAGAAGTTACCCCCTTGCTATCTTCTTTAGGTAGCCGGTTTAATCGCATAGTGATAGCGTTGTGGCTTTTCCCTGACATACGAGCATATCCTTTGATTGAGGCAAAGCTTTCACCGGTCTGAGTGTCGATAATTAGCTCGATGCCGTCGTGATCAAAACGTTGTAAAATTAGATCAGCCATGTTAGCCTCTACAGTAGGTTGACTTAGTTAGTCCCTCGCGTCAACGAGGGCATATTAATATTGTACTACATTAAATAATCAATTATTCCCCAATATAGAATTTTCTATATTGGGGAATCTGGACACAGTAGCAACAAACTAATAAAACGTATATATATCAATACTTTTCACTGTTAATACACTGCTAACAATCTGTTAACAATATTAACTAAAAACCCGTCAATTAATTGACGGGTTTTGATTAATTAAATTTTTTGTACCCTTGTAGTATTATTTGGGTTGCCTCCTCAATTTGGGTTCCTTTTGATAGCAGTTCAAGGACTTTAGCCAGAACTTGTCTGACTCGTTCTTTACCTATTCCTAATTCTGCTGTAGTTGATGCCACTCTAAAGCGATAGTTCCGATGACGGGAAGTTACAGGCACTGGGTCAAGATTATTGTTTTTTGCCCACACTAGATAGATGTAGGCTTGTCTAGGTGTTATCACTTTTGTTTTTTTAGTCTTAATCAAGATCGAGTAATAAAGCTTTCATTTTTTCAAATTTTCCTCTACTTAAGCTTCGGGGTATCCCTAATAGGGATTATTAGATAAAGCGCACGCAACTACGATTATAGTTCATAGTTTCAATTCCTATTAGGAGTTCTTTGTGCAACTACCTTAAGTAAATCACTTAATTCTTGAAAATAGGTGTTTTGCTGTGCCACTTTAGGCACTGACACGCTGAGAAAAACGATAGCATACCTCTTGATAGGTGTTGTCCGAGTGTGACAGTTTATCAGGTGTCACAATGCTTGGGGACATCTAAAGCAGTTATTCCAGTGACAGTAAATCACTGGAATAACTAAGAATCTATTTAAAGTAATAAGCACTAGACCAAGTGCGTGCGTCAGCCGACTACTATTTCAAATCGGTTACTGGAATTACACCAGCAAGCTTAGAACGACTCATTAACCAGTCTCACCAGCCGACTACTATTTCAAGTCGGTTACTGATCCGCCCAGTAGCTTATGGAGGCTCTAATTAATGGATGCACTCGGTTTAGTGATTATATTTTAAATATATCATGATAATTTTCAGATAGTTGGCGAAGTGTGACACTTAATCAAGTGTCACTGTGGATACTTTTGTACTGATTATTCTGTAAACCACTGTAAATAAATCTGATGCGCTATCTGTGCAGTCATTACAGGAGGAACTGACATACCAATTAAATACTTTGGATCGATATTTTTAAAGTTGTAATCGAGTGGATAGCTACCAATTAGGCAAGTTGCTTTATTTGATATATAATTATTTAAGTTACTGTGTATTAGTTTATTTTTGTTTGCTATTACTGTTAAAGGCGTTTGATTTTCTAAGCAAACAAAAGTAAATCCAATACCGCCGATTTTGCCATTTAAACTTTTTTTATGTGTTTGTAACGCACCTGTTGATGTTATAGGGTTTTTTAAAAGTTTTTTTATATAATTACATTTAATTGCTTCTCCAATTTCATTTGTTCCAAATTCACCAAACAAAATTGGCTCTTCATTAAAATTTAACTCTAGATTTTTAAAGTTTAAATCATTCCTTTGACAAATAAAGAACACTCGCTCACGTTTTTGAGGCACTCCCATGCTTGCGGCGTTCAAGAGAAATAACTGTACTTTATATC